TGATATCTTCAATAATATTTAAAAGGTCTTCAAGAAAATTTACATCAAGATAATTTATATCAAGCTCATTAAACTCTAAATCATCTTGAGCTAAATAGTCTACATCTAAGTCTTCAAATTCTAAGTAGTCTACATCTAATATATTATTACTACCGGTGTCTGTTGTTGTTTCAGTTAAACTTATTTCTTCTTTCGGTGGATTAACAATTAACATGTTGTCAATCAACTGCGTAGTAATATCGAGTATAACTGGCTTAGATGGTTCAGTCTCAAACATAGAAACTGTAGTAGCTTGGAAGGGCTGATTGAGTACTACCTCACCTGCAGCAGTAGCCACAAGTATTTCTCCACTTGGAGTACCATCATCTTTAGGTAGTAATATAATAAGAGACTCGCCTAGTTCATTTACGGTTAAAGTAAAATCCGTGCCACGAATTGACACATTAGCACTTGGTGTCCTAATAGCAATGTTTTCTTTATTGATGTTGTTTAGTTTACCAGTAATAAACCTAGCAGTTCCACTAGTAAAATTAAGAGCCATCTTAGATTTAGATGGATTAGGGTCATAAATAAATTCATCTATGAGCAATTCAGAATGCTCGGTCAGACGAACTTGGGTATCATTAAGGAAGGTAATACCCATCCTACCGTTAGAAGTTTCTACATTATCAAAACTTTCTATACTAAAAGATAAGGCAGCATCATAAGGTGCATGTTCCCTAACGACCCTGCCGTTACCTTTAAGTTCTGTAATATTTCCTATGCTAACATCCGACTGCTGTTCCGCCATCATCTTGTATGACGCAAACACTGCCGTTATCACCAGAAGAAATAATCTTAAGCCAATCATTATTTAATGTACTAAGTTGCTGTATATTAAAAGTTCGTGAATCACCTGTCTGGTCTAGGTAAAAGTACCCGCCAGCATATCCACTACCGTCAAAAGTTACATTGTTGCTATCACCATCTATATCAACCCACGAAGTGCCACCATCATAATTGATGTCGAAATCCAATGTATTTGAACTCCCATTTATAACCCAGTCCAAGTCAGTATTACTAGCCATAGAACTTGTCCCTACATTTAATGTAAAGTCATTGCTATCACCAGTAGCCTGAACATTGAAGTCTGAGCTATCAGCACCATAGGTATTAGTTGGGTCAACTTGAATAGTAAATTCATTTGAACTACCATCAAAATTAAAATAGCCTGTAATACTATCTCCTAAGATATCACCATAGAATAAGTTATTATCTCCTATTTGGTTAATATCTAGAGTTAGTGTAGAGCCATCTAAGTCTAATGCAGTTAGGTTTCCTGCTTGAGAATTTAAACCACCGATGATGTTTCCACCACCAAGCTGTTCTAAATCTATGTTAGCAGTATCGCCTGATTGGTCTATATAGATTTCATTATCATCCCCGTATATCAATGCACTCGTCAGCATCAACATCACAAGGCTTATTAATTTCAAAGTTTTCATATTTCCAATACCCTCTATTTATTCCTATTTCTATTAAATTTAATACCCCAGTTTCTATTGCCTTTTGTAAAGCTATAGAACCAGCTTCGTTCTCAGCGATGCCTCCTTCTATTTCTACGAGTTCAGTACCCATTTCAATAAAACGAAAAACATCTTGAGAAACACTTGTTGATAAAATATTTTTAGAAACCGTAGTCTCCATCAATACTTCACCAGTAGATACAGAAACTATTCGTAATGAAATAGTAACTACATCTTCTCTATACTGAGTACTATTACCTATGCCTAGATACCTAGCACCCAATCCCCCAGTTTCAATATTAGTATCATAAGATAAGACACCACCCTGTATTATAAGACCAGCAAATAATAAAGGTTGAAGTTTCCTATCCTCCTCAAAGTTTTCTCTGGTTGACCTAATAAGTTGTCGTTCTTTAGTAAGATTATCTAATCCTACTCTTTCAACAACTCTAAAAAATTGTCCATTAGCAGCATGTTTTAAAGCCCTAATGAGTAAAGCTTCAGGAGCTTGTGTAACTGCTGTGCTAAACATAGCAAAGCTACTGTTGCTTTTTCTTTGTCCTGTTAAATCTGAAAAACTATTTGGATATACAGCTATGACTGGTCTATTTTCTGCAGGTGGTAAGCTTGCTAATTCTTCTGATTGCAAGTCTAAAACTTGAGCAGGTTTCCTGTCTTGTGATATAACTAAATCTTCGTTCTTCGCTATTACTGCACAACTAGAAAGTAAAATCGCCAATAGGCAAACTGATAACTGTTGTATTCCCGTCACTATCTGTAATCCTTAATGTTATAATTCCGTCGACAACTTCAAATTCTATAGTGTTGCCTTCTAATTCTAATATCCCACTATCGCTAGGGGTCTCTCCAAATAAATTTTCTACTAATTGTCTAGATAGTTGTGCATAAATTCTAGACTCTAAGTTTCTTACAAATCTTGCTAGAGTTGTATTTTCTTTATCTCTTTCTATTTGTTCTTGTAAGGCTTTTATCTCTTCTTTTATTGTCATCTTACGCATGTGTTCTTGATTCTCAATCGTAAGATAATGTGCTGAAGTTCCTATACCACTAAAACTAGGGTTTTTAAATTTGTGTACCATTTCATCGGCATCAGCAAATCCACTAACACCTAGTACCAAGATTATAAATATTGTACTTAGTATTTTCATTTCTATTATTTCCTCAATCTTTTCGTTGGTCTTTTTTTCCATCTGCTCTTGCTAATTTATCTACATCTACGGGAACGCCCATAGCGGTTCTACACATTGTATCTATTCTTATTATGTCATTATCTATTTGTCTTACTCTATCTATTAAAGCTACTATCATGCTGTGTTGTGTATCTAATTTCTTATGAACGTCGGCGATTAGGTGGTTAAATAGTTTCCACACTAAAAACCCTGCAGCAACAGCAAAAGCTGCTGGAATACCAACAGTTTCTAATAACTTCATCCACTGAGTTGTATTCATATTATCTTCCTTTTGCTAAACTACCACCAAAGTACATGCCAATAATAGCTGATACTAGGTTAGTATCTAACTGAGTTATTACCAAGCCCTCGAAAGTTATCCATTCAAATATTTCTCTGCCTTCTGTAAAAAACATAAAGCCCGGATTCCACTGTGTATACCCTACTGTTACTAATACATCTGGATAGTACACAGCAACTAGTTTAGGAAATACAACAATAGCAAACACAGAACTTAAAGCTATAATTCTTCTAGTCCAAGCAAAGCCTTTATCTTTTTGTCCGGCTTCAATAGATTGCTTTCTAGCTTTCATATCAAACTCACCACGAGTTATAAGAAGCTTTTCATTTTCTGCTTTAGCCTTACGACTTTCAGCCCAGATACTCATTACTCCGCCAAGAATTGTCGAGGCTAACATAGTAATTATTTCAAACGGAAATCCCATTATTCAAATTCTCCTAACATAAACTTTTCCATCTCTACTTCATACAAAGGTCTATAGTCTTCCATAGTAAACCAAGGTAAACCGAGATGTGTTCTAACCTTGCAGTTTTCCTGCCAAGCTTCTTCTAATTGTTGTTCAGTGTAAAGTAGCATTGTTAATATCCTCTAATATTTTTATAGCTTTACTTACTTCTTCCATGCGTTTTCTTATTCCGGGCTTGCCTAATTCAACAGCATTTTTATATTCTTTGTTATTTAAAAACTCTATAGCTGCTTCTCTATATTTTTTCTTATTTAGAAGTTTTATTGTTTTAGGGCTTTGTCCTATTGAGCCTCTATAATATTCACTAAATAAAGCAACTTGAACTTCTAAAGGGTAAGAGTTAAAATCAGGTAATAAATTATTAATCTCTTTTAATCTACTATTTACGTCTTCAGTTAAAAATTGTTCAGCTTGTTCTAGCGTAATAACATCTTCTTCTTTAATAGTCGGACCGTATCTTCCATATCCAATAGTATAATATTTTTCAGATTTTATAGGTTTATAAGCTTGTAATTTTAAACCTTCTTCTTTTCTAATATTAGCTTTAATTAAATCTAGCATAAGAATAAAAGCTTCCACTTAATATTTTTTACCTTCAGAAAAGCCTTTCCTTTCTTCGTAAATAATTTTATCTCTTAAAATTTCTAATTGTTTTTCAGCTTCATCTACTGTTTTATATCCTCTTATCTTACCATCTTTAATATCTTGTATAAATGTTTCGACAGGTAATATTTTACCAATACCTTTTGCATAAGTAGGTAGAATATAAGTTTTACCATCTATTCCAAAAGTACCTAATCTCATAGAAACTGTTTTTCCTTTTAATTCTTTATCTAAAGTTCCTTTAAATTCATCTACATCTGTAAAGTTTTTTCTATGCCATTTTTGTAAAAATATTAAATTTATCATGTTAGCATTTGTACCTTCAGCAAAGCCTAGCCTGTCCATCTGTTCTTGATAAGGCTCGTTAGTAAAAGGATTGATACGGTCTGCTGGGTTCTCTTTTGTTGCAGGAACTTTTGGTCCTGATACTAAGCCACCTGTAGAAAGACCAAACCTAGGTATTTCATCTTCTTCAGGTCTAACAGGCGCTGAACTTTTATCTAGCTCTTTAACAGCTTCTAAAACTTTTTCATAAGTTTCAGGAAAAGAACTTCTTAATAATGTAATAAAAGGCGCTCTTCTAAGTATAGCTTCATAGTTTGCTCCTTGATACTGAGAAGTTCTAACATATCTTAGAATATCACCTACAGCTGGTCCTGTTAAAGTACTTAAAGCTGCTGTAATATCATTTTGATATTTTCTAGCTTGTTTAAATCTAACATAATACTCAAAAGGTCCAAATAAACCTGACCTTTGTAAAGCGTCGTTTAATAAACCAGAGTCAGTACCAGTAGCACTTAAATCATCTGACCATAAAGGTTTTTCACCGCTATTATATTCTTCTAATGCTTTACCTTTAGTTCTTATTGTATTACCAGCTATTCCTAGTGCTGTTGAAATTAAAATACCAGTAAAAACTGCAGGTGTACTTAAGTTGGTACTATATCTAGCATCTTTAGTTATTTCTCTAACAGCATTTTTTAAAGCAGTATTACTATAAGCTGTAGGAAAACCTAATAAACCAAAAGCCCATTTTGTTGCGGGCTGTGAATGTAATAATGGTTTTTGATTAGCAGCAGTTGTTGGGTTCATTACAACTTCATCTGTATATCTTGAGGCTGCTTTTCTTACATCTTGTAAATAAAAATTATCAGTTTGTTCAGCTCCGTTTTTAATCCATTGTACACCTTTTTGAATATCTACTCCAAGCTCATTAAGCTCACCAGCTATTCTTTGTTTTTGTAACTTAGTTAAGTTTTTACCATTTACAAGGTCATTTAAATTTCTATAAATTAAACCTTTACCATAATCATAGCCAATTAATTGCACATATCTAGTCCAATCATGTAATAAAATGCCTTTAAAAAAAACATTTTGAATTTTAGTAAAATTTTTACCGTGGGCTTGTCCAAAAATAGCTTGCGCTCTATCTTCTTTAGCTAAATTTACAGCTCTACCAAAAGCATTTAATTCTCTTAAATTTTTACTTCTAACATCTAAAGGTACATCTTTACCTATACTTTTTTGTACGTCCTTCCACCACATATCTAAAGAACTTGTAGTTGTATCCCAAAAAGATTGTGTAAAAGCCTGAGAATACTCTCCTTTTGCACGAGACTTAAATGAAATAGGTTTAGCTCCTCGTAACAGTGGTACAGCTAATTCTGCTATAGAAGTAACTGTAGCAAAAGGAAGTAAGGCTGTTTGAGTAGTTGTAACTGTTAAATCACTTAAAAATCTACCTAAAGGATTATTTATATAACCAGCTTGTCCTGTAGTAAATAAATAAATTCGTTCTAATTTTTTAAGTTCTCTGGCACTTAATTCTACATTACCTAACTCATCTTGTATTGGTTTTATCCAACGTTTACTAAATTCTGCAACATCTTCTCCTAGTTTTTCTTTTCTAACAATTAATTTTCCTGCTTGAAAAATATAATCTTCAACAACATTCATAATATTTTTATCTAAAAATTGAGAGTAATTTTCGTCTTTTATTTTTAATAATTTTCTTTCTGCTTTTATAGAAGATAAATGAACAGCGCTATGGTAAGTACCTTCAAAACCCCGGATTCCAGTTTTATTTAAATCAAGCATATCTTCTAAAACTTTTTTTGCTTTACTTACATCTCCACCAAACTCATCTCGAGCAAGTTTTTTTATAAATAAAGTGTTATTTTCTTGTAAAGCATCTGATAACCAAACTCGAGGAAAAAAGTTTTCTATCTCCCCTATATCTAAACCTGCCTTTTTACCTGTTTTTAATATGTCATCAAATAATGCTCTAATTTCATCGCCTGCTTTAATAATATCTTTACTAAGACCTTTTTTTTCTCCTGTTACTAAATAAGTCCATAATTTATCATTAGTTTCTTCAGAAAGTCTAGTTTTACGAAAAATAGATTCTCTAGTTCTTTTGGTTTTACTTCTAAATGGATTTATTAAAGCACCTTTAGAAAAAGGCATAACTTCTTTTGTTTTTAAACTTTCAAGAAGTTTATTTTCATCTAAAATTTTGTGAAATTTTTCTATTCTGTTGTGTATAAAAGATAATAAACTTTGATTATAGTCATCTCCTAGTCTAGGAGTAGTGCCAGCTTTTTCAGCTGCCATAGGCTTTAAAGAATCATACCTAAATATTTTCATAAGGTCTTGTAAAGTTTTAGACCTTTTAGCTTTAATTAAAAAAGCAGAAGTAGGCTTGGTAAATAAATTTAATGCTCTAAGACCTAACTCAGCACCCTTTTCAAGTAAAGTATAATCAGAAGCTTTATAATTAGAATTATTGTCTATTCGTGCAAGTCTTTTTGATTCAATAGAACGAAGGTAACTAGGTGTATTAGCAAGATGTCTAATACCAAAAGAAGCTCCATAGCCTAAAACTCCTCCTAATGCTCCTGTTGTTAAAGTAGAATATACATCATATTCATCTCTTTGACCTAAATTTATTTCTCTTTGTTGTTTTAAGAAATCATAAGAAGAACCCCACAAAGCACCTTCTGCACCTACAAGAGCATGAGTAGCTCTTGCTGATAAAGGGCTTTTTAAAACTTGACCAGTTGCTGATAAAGTTTTAGTAAGTCCTTGAGAAATTAAAGGATTACCTAGTTTTTTTAAAGCTGTTGTAACGGCTTTTCCAGTAGCTATACGACCAGCTAAAGAAGTACCGCCAGACCAAGGAATTAATAAAGCACTAGCAATTAAAGTAGGGTCTGTTATTAATTCTTGTCCAATGTCTCCTGCTGTTCTAATCCATTCTATCCAGTCTCCAACATTAGCATTATTAAATTTATTCTGTAAATAAATATAATCTTTTTTATCTTGTTCAGTAAAGTCTTCAGTAGCTGAATAAGCCTGTAAAGCATCTCCAATATTATATTCATTACCCCTAAAATAACCAAATAAATCGTCTGGTCTACTTCCCTCACCAATAGATTGTAAAAATCTTGTAGTTACCTCATTAAATTCATCGTCATTTCTAAGGTCATTGAGAGTATAAGTTTGTTCTACTTGCTGTATTAAAGGTAAACTTCTACTCTCTCCGCTAAAATAATTATTTCTGATTGACAAATTAATCTCCGATTACTTCAAACTTCCACCCAGCTGTAGTATAAAAAAATCTATAATTACTTTGTTCAATAGCATTACCGGGAGTTCTACTAAAAACAGGAGTTACCCCGTCTTCTCCTAATATATATTGAGGATAACTTTTATTATTAAGAATAGAAACTAAAGTATTAGCGTCATTTTCATTTAATTTTTCTTTATTTGTTATATTAAAAAACTCTAAGTCAGTTGGTTCATAACTAAAGTTTCTACCACCAAAAGTTCCATATTCTCTTTCTTGAAAACCACTTAATTGAAATTTAACTGCATCTATAATAGCTTTCAGATATCCGTCTCTACCAGCATAGGCGGGGTTGCTTTCTATTAATTCTTGCATAGTTCTAACAGTACTTTGTAAAAAAAGTTGTTTAGGAGCGTCGGTAGCATAATCTTTTCCCATGTAAAGAAAACCGCCACGTCCTATTTCTTTTTCATCAAAATACAAATCACTATCAAGTAAATCTAAAAAGTTTTCATAACTTGACGGAAGATTTTCATTTTTAACAAGACCTTCAACTATAGCAACAATTTCAGTTTCTTTACCTTTCATGTAATCTTTGTCTTGCAAGTCGTTTTCGTATTCTTCAGGAGTTTTAAGATTTGCTCTATAAGGAGCTGTTAATTCTGCTACTTGTTTTCTTGCTACTATTAATCTAAGGTCTGTAGCTTCTTCTGCTTCCGCAGTAGTTCCAATAGCTCTAAAATAAATTCTTTGTTCTAATTCATTTAAACCCGTAAGATTGTCTATCCCTTCTGCATTATTTTTTCTAACTTTACTTAAAGCTGTAAATAATGTACCTCTTTCGCTAGCTAAAATATTATTAAAACCAGATAAGCCCGGTAAATTAACGCCATATAAAGCTGCGTTATTTAAATCGTCTAGTGTAATAACATGTCCGGGTGCTGCTACTTTTTTAGTAAAAGTATCTTTATCTAATTTAAATCTTTCTTCCTGAGAATAAAACGTATCTAAATTATTAATTTGACTTATATTATTTACAGAACTAACTTCTGCTGATAAATTTTCTGCTTCAACTTCTTCGTTAGGCTTAATATAATTTAAACTATTATCTTCAATAATTTTTGTTTTTTCTTCAGCGTTTGTAATAGCTAATGAAAGCTCAGCTCTTTTACGGTCAAAAGAATTAGGAAAAAGTTTGTCTGCCCAGCTTGCTAATAAACTTTGTTTAGCGGGGTCATCCTTTAAAGCATTATATTTAGCTTTATATTCATTTACAAACGCTTCATTATAATCTTGAAAAGTTAATGCAGTTATTTCTGGAGTTTCACCTAATTCTGTAAAAAATATTTTTGCTTCTTCCAGATAACCCTTATAAAGTTCGTCTGCTTTTTTTCTTGATTCTTCGTCTAAAGAAGAAATCATACTATAATTTTTACCTGCAGCCATAATTGAAGGGTCTTTATTAAATAATTCTATAGCTTTTTGTACTAAAACTGTATTTTTGTCACCTTCACCAATATCTTTTTGATAAGATTCATATAAAGCTCTGTCGGTATCAGCCTTTCTATATCTACTTTCATTACCTTTAAAGACAGCATCGTATTCTAAATTTAAAGCTTCTAACGAAGATGTTACTCCTTCCTTTAATTTTCTTTGTCTATTCTGTAAAAAGCCACCTATTAAACTGTATACAAAATCTCGTTTTTTAGAGCTTTTTTGTTTTCCTAATAAACTACTAGCTAATTGACCATAGCTTGAATCTTTTAAATAATCACTCATTGTTTTCCTCTCTTGCTAATAAACTTTGTCTAATTTCTGGACCGGCTTCTTTAACTTTATCTAATAATGATTTTTCAACTACTGCTTCAGCTTTTTCTGGTTCAATTTCTTTAGACATAGCTCCTGATTTTATTTGCTCAAAAATATTATTAAATTCTTGAAGCTTACTTTTTATTTCTTCTTCCTCTCCTTCGTCTATATCATCATTATCAATATTGTATTTAATATTAGCTTCATCACCAATACCCATAATTAAATACATTAAAGGTTCTACCATTAACATCATACTGTCTGGATTTATTTTACCTTCAACAAATTGAGAATAAGTAATAGATATGGCTAAGTCTCCAACACTAGCTCCCTCTGATAAAGCATTAATAATTTCTTTAGCAGCTTCTGGTTGTAATAATTTAGCTAAAACAGAATCTATTGCTTCTCTCGGATTAGCAAACTCTGCCGGTTGTTCCCACGGGTAAGGTTGTTCTGGACTATTAGTTAATGCTTGTCCCGGAATAGAACTACCCTTAGATTTTAATTCTACTAATTTATCTAAATTTTCTTGGCTTTCTTTAGCTTCTCCTCTTACTTTAGGTTCTTCTTTAATATCATCTAAAGTAACACCAGCATCTGCTGCATCTATAAGTATTTTTTCTACGGCTCCTGAAACAGTACTTTCTACTACAGGTCTTCCGGGTCTTAATTCTTTTTTCTCCATCATTATGCTGTTGCTCCTATTGTTTGTTGTCTATATAAATCACTAGCTAAATAGCCTATATCACCAGTTCCATAACTTAAATTACTATAAGCATCACCTATATTAACTACAGGCTGAGCATAAGCTACCTGTAATGGTTGCATATTTATACCGCCTGCTTGAGACAAACCAGCAGCATCTCCCATTCTTTGTTGTTCAGGTTGTAGTTCTGATTCAATATAAGTTTGACCCATACTAAAAGCTGCCTCTTTAACAAATTGACCTGTTTTTGTATCAAAAAATCCTGTTTGTTCTGGCATTTCAACTTTGTCTCCTCCCCTAACAATTTTACCACTAGAATCTAAATAAGAACCAGACACTTGTGCTGTATCTTTAAATGAAGAAGGTAAATTAGCTACTTCTGTAGGAGTTAAAGGTTGTCCTGTTTCAATATTTAGATATCCTTTATTAACAGGGTCAAAAGCTATTTTATCTAGATTTAATCTTCCTGCTTCACTTGTAAAACCTAAGAAGTCTGTTACTTTACCAGCTCCTGTTCCTGCTGCCGCACCTAACCATTTAAAAGGAGTTGCTAATGTTCCTACTACTGGGGTTGCTAAAATCTTAGCTGATGTACTAGCCAACCAACTTCCAACTGTTGAACTAGCTAAAGTACCTCCATAAGCTCCTACAAAGGCTCCTCCTGTTACAATAGCTGCTCCTATGAGTGCTATAGCTTTTAATGCCTTACTGCTTGTAATTTTTTTAAAAACTTTTTTAACTCCTCTGACTACGTTTTTTACGCCTTTTTTTACTTTTTTAACTATTTTTCTTAAAAATCCCATTTTATGTATCCCCTATTGGTCCTGTTATTATCCCTATTAAATTTTCTATTGCTGATAAACCACTACCATATCTGCTTGGGTCAGAAGCTAAAGCAGTAGCGACTAATTGAGATATTCTATTTTTTTCATTTTCACTTGTTCTAAAATCATAATCAGCATTATCTCTTAATTCCTGCCACATATATGAAAGAGCAGTTTGTGACATGTTAAAAGCATTCATAGCGTTTTGCATATTAATAGCATTTTGAGCTGCTGTATTAGCAGTATTGCTTTGCCTTCTCCACTGAACATTAGAAGCTTCAACCGCTGCTCTATTTTGTGAGTTCCATTGATTTCTAGCAAAATCTTGATTAGCATTAAACTCAGCAATTTGAGTTCTTAGCTGAGCATTAAATTTATTTACATCAGCTGCTCTTTGAGTATCTCTAGCTTGTGCTGCGTTTCTTTGTGTAGCATTAAATTGATTAACTGCATTGGTTTGTTGAGCATTAAATTGCTCTACTTGAGCAGCCAAATTAGAATTAAATTGTTCTACTTGCATATCTGAAGTAGCATTAAATTGTCTTCTAGTGTTTTCTGCAGCTTGATTAGATAATATTCTTTGTTGTTCTTGTTGTGCTTCTATCATATAACTTTGTTGTTCTGCACTTAAATTAGCCATATCCATTTGTAAAAATGATTGAGCGTTTTGTATTTGACTTTGTTGAGCAAAGTTTGCATCAGCTAAATTAGCTTGTGAAGTTAGTAAAGCATTTTGTATAGCTACTTGCTGTCTATTACTAGCTTCGGTTAAACTAACAGTTTGTAAAAATTTACTATTAGATAAAGCTGTTTGTTGGTCAGCACTAAACTGAGCCATGTCCATTTGGAAAACATTACTAGCATTTGTTAAAGCAACTTGCTGTCTTCTTTGTGCATCTGCTTCAGCTGCTTGAGCTTCAATTCCTCTTTGTTGTGTTACTGAAGTTTGTATAGCTTGAGCGTTTGCTTGAGCTAATGGAATAGAAGATTGAATAATAGTATTTATTAAATTTTCTTTACCTACAGTAGAAACTGATAAGCCTCTTTGAGCTAACATAGCTTCAACACTAGCTACAGCAGGTCTAGCCCACATAGGTATTTCACCTTCTTCAAGACCATTAAGTAAACTATCAAGTTGATTAGATACTAAAGCTTCTTCAGGTAATCCTGCTATAACACCTCTTTGTTGTTCAGTAAAATCTGTTAGTCTATCTTCAAGAGCTTCAGGGTCATCTCCAAGCTCTGTAATATCTTCTTCAGATAAACCAGCATTTCTTAATTGTTTTTTAGCTCTGGTAACTCTTGCTAAAGTAGTACCAACATTTCTAACTGCTTTTGCTTTAGCCTCTGGACTTAATTGTCCTTTAACGGCTTCCATTACAGCTCCTTCTTTTATTTCTACTGTAGCAGCTTGAATATTTTGAACTCTAGCAACTTTTATTTCATTTGCTAGATTTTCAGGTCTTATTTCTCCTTGAGCTATTTTAACAGCAACATCTTCAGAAACCTTTAATATTTCTGCAATAGTTGAAACTTTAGCTTCTATTGGTCCTTCAGCTTTTGCTACCTCATTAATGGTACTAACTATTTCATCAGGAACTCCAACAGTTTCTTCATATTCAACTGTCGTTGGTTCTGGCATGGTTGTAACTTCTTGTGCAATACTTTCATCAACTTTAATAGCATCAGGTATAGTTACAGTTTCTGGCATCTCACCTCTAGCTTGGGCTGCTATTTGTTCTCTTAAAGCACTTTCTTCTGGAGCTGGTGTCGGTGCCGGTGTAGGTGCCGGTGTAGGTGCTGGTGTTGGTGCCGGTGTAGGAGCTGGTGTTGGCGGCGGTGTAGGGTCTGGTTCACCATTTCTAGGTGGTTCATCTCTATCATAATCTCCGAATCTTGGTTCAGTAGCACCAAAAGTAGACATAGTAAAGTCTTCTCCTTTTATTTTTTCATCTCTAGGAACTGCTCCAAAAGAAGGGTCTGGTGTACCTACGGCTGCACCCGGTAAAGGTAAACCTGTTTTTTCATCTCTAGGTACTGCTCCAAAAGAAGGGTCTAAACCTTCTGGTTTTGGCGGTACAAAATTTTCATCTACTACATTACCATTAGCATATTGTGTTCTTGAAACAGAACCACCTTGTCTATAGTCAGCTCTTTCAGATACTGTTCTTGTTCTTTTGTTTTTATTTTTTCTTGCCATTTTTCTTTTTCCTACTTTTTATAGTTTTTAAAAGCTTAGAAGGCTCGCCTATAGCAATTAATACCGCTACTCCTTTACCTTTTTTCTTAGCCACTTTTACCCTTGTTATAAATCATTTCAAAAATCTTATCGATTTTTTCTCCTAGTTTTTCTAATCTATCCATTACTTGTTCCATTTCGTCTTTGACCTCTATTTTAGTTACATAATTTTTAGCTATGTCTTCTCTAGTTTTATTTAATAATATGTCTTGTCTTTTTAGCTCTGCAGTATTTTGTCTAATGTTATATAACAACGGAGCTACTACTAATGTAATAATTACATTCCAAACTAGATAAGGTGTAAATTCCATATTATTCTTCTTCTATTATGTCCCAACAATTTAAGTTGGAAGCTATTGTTCTTCTTTCTCCTTCTCCTTTAAATGGGTACACCATGTGTTGTAACCAAGAAGGAAATACTAATAATTTACCTACCTCTGGTGTCATTACAAATGACTGTGGTGGTCTTAGTCTTTCTGAATCTAAAACTGAGTTCATTCCATATTGAAATGATATACAGCCATCACTGTGTCCAGATTCGTTATACAGCGAATATGTAGGTGTGTTAGCTTCTGCTTTAGCTCCTATTTGTTTAGGAACTTTAGTCCAAGCAGTAGTAGATATTCCCATTATTGTTTTAGTACCATGGTCATGTATAGGATTATAGTCTCCATCATAACTATGCACTGACCAAGTTTCGTCTATTCTTACTTGTTTAGGATTTTTAAGTTTCATACCAGCTCCTGAACTAGCAAAATAATTTATATAATCAGCTCCTAAGTTACAAACAAACTTGTTATACTCAATCATTCTTTCATCTTCATGGTCTAATAAAAGCTGTTCGCCTTTATGTATTTGTCCAACCAATGAATGTTTTAAAGATTGTTTATCTTTCTTTTCTTTATACTCATCCATGTAATCGTTTACAGAATCAATCATACTTTGAGGCATGGTTGTTTCTAAAACAAACACAGACGGCATAACATGCATCTGAAAAGTCTGTTCTGTCATTTATTAACTAGGTACGCTAAATCCGTTATCTGGTGTACTTACTGCTGGTGGGCTAGTAATAACACTATCTACTTGACTAGCAAATACTGCATCCCATTGAGATACAGGACATAGTGCTACTAGATTAGCATTACTCCAACTACCTTTAGCTTTAAGTGTAAAGTTTGCATTACCATCATCATCTAATTGTGGAACAACAATACTGAAAGTAGTAGTGTAATAAGTAGAATCACCTTCACTATCATTTTCATATTTCATTTCTATATCCCACTTATCTACTTTACTAGATGAGTTTTCATACGGAACGCATTTTACAATTGCTTTACTAACTGCCATTTATTTCTCCTTTTCTAAATTTTTAATCCTTGACATGAGTATATCATATCCTTCCATATCTGTCAAGCCCTTTGGAGCGTGAGAATTTGATTTCAACTCCTCAACTTGTGCAGATAATTCTTGTACGGCTTTAACTAACATCGGTACAAACTTATTATATTTTAAACCATACTGGTTGCCGTCATCACTTAAAGTTGTTGTAAGATTACTTTTGTCAGATATGTTATAACCATATTCTGATTCTAATTTTTCAACATCTTGTGCTAAAAATCCAACATCTAACCAATCTTCTTTATGTGAACCATCTGGAACTATGTGGTCAAAGTCTTCGCCTTTTTCTACATAGTTACTTCTTTTATCCCATTTATAGGTAACTGGCTCTAGTTTATTAACAAAGTCTAAACCCATTGGCATAGGCTCTACATCTGTTTTGTCTCTCTTATCTGAGGCTACTGTCCAATCTACTTGAACGTGTGCTGCTGTAATATTTTCATCACCAAGTACAATCTCATTAGATTCAGTATCTATAGGTCCACCCGGGCTTCCAGATAGTCCTGCATCATGTCCTAATAAAAGATTGTTACTGCCACTTGATAAGTTTTTACCAGCACTAGAACCAAGAGTAGTATTATCACTACCTGTTACTGTGCCTACTCCTCCAGCTAAATTACCTATAAAAGTATTGCTTGAACCTGTTGTTAAATTTTCTCCTGCTCTGTCTCCCATAGCAGTATTATTAGCTCCTGTAGTGCAGTCACTTAAAGAACCATAGCCAACTGAGGTATTTTGGTCTGCTGTAGTATTAGCGTCAAGTGCGTAAGTACCAACAGCTGTATTGTGTGCTCCTGTGGTATTACTTTGCATTGCTGCACCACCGATTGCCACATTGTTTGCAGCAGTTGTTGCATTTTGTAAGCTGCCGAATCCAACAGCTGTATTTGCTGCACCTGTAGTATTTGTGGATAAACTGTTATAACCCAGTGCTGTGTTGTAGTCTGCTGTAGTATTTGCGTCAAGTGCATAAGTTCCTACAGCTGAGTTATATGCTCCTGTGGTATTTTCTTCTAAGGCTTGATAACCCACAGCTACGTTAAAACTTGCTGTAGTATTTTTCTGTAGAGCTTCTTGACCTACTGCTGTGTTTGTTGCACCTGTGGTGTTTTCTTGTCCAGCTAAATAACCTACTGCTGTGTTTCCGTTACCTGTAGTAGTTTCTTCTAGTGCTAATCCACCTACAGCTGTATTGGTTGTTCCTGTAGTTAATTTGACAGCAGCTTGATAGCCAACAGCTACGTTATAAGTATCTGAATCACTACCGGGATTTGCAACTAAAAGTGCTTCATGCCCTATAGCTACGTTTCTATCCCCTAAAACATTAGCTCCTAATGCTTGTGCTCCTATAGCTACGTTAGTATTACCTCCAGTACAAGCATCTAAAGACTGATAACCGATTGCTACATTATCATTTGCTGTAGTATTGTTAGCTAATGCATCTTTACCTATTCCAACATTTCTTTGTCCTGTAGTGTTTGCTCCCATAGCATGATTACCTATGGCTGTATTGTCGGAAGCTGTTGTATTTGCGTCTAATGCGTGTGCACCTATAGCTACATTTCTGTTTCCTGTTGTATTTACATCAAATGCTTCATAACCTATAGCTACATTAGCTGCACCTGTTGTATTTAATGCAGCTGCTGCATAACCAACTGCTACGTTTTCACTTGCTGTTGTATTAGCACCTAATGCTGATGTTCCTACTGCTGTGTTATAGCTTCCTGTAGTATTAGCATCTAATGCTGCTTTTCCTAAGACTGCGTTATAGCTTCCTGTGGTATTTGCATCCATTGCTAATCCACCGACTGCTGTGTTGTTATTACCTGTTGAATTGTTTGTTAGAGCAGCATAACCAACGGCTGTGTTGTAGCTGTCTTCATTTGTGCTTGGATTGTATGTAGTTAATGCACCATGTCCTACAGCTACGTTTCTATCGCCAACTGTGTTCGCATCTAAAGCATAATTACCAACTGCTACGTTTCTATCTCCTGTGGTATTAACTCCTAAAGCATCTCTACCAACTGCTACATTATCCCCACCTGTTGTGTTGGCATCTAAGGCTTGATAACCCACAGCTACATTGTTTGAAGCTGTAGTATTAGCTCCTAAAGCAGCATAACCAATACCTACATTTGAATCCCCTGTACTGTTAGCGTCTAAACTTAAAGACCCTATGGCTATATTAGCTGCACCTGTGGTATTTACCAACAAAGCATTAGTACCTACAGCAACATTGTTAGATGCAGTAGTTGTAGCAGTAGCAGCATTAACTCCAATCCCTACATTAGAAGAACCTGTGGTTACTTGTGCCAAGGCTTTTCGACCAACAGCAGTATTGTTAGTTCCAGATGTTAAATCATCAAAAACTTCATATCCAAATCCTGTGTTATTGTCAGCACTAGATAATGTGCCTGTACCAGCATCATTACTGATAAGTATACTTTCACTAAAGTTAGTTATGTTTGAGGATATGCCTACACCATTGATTGTTCCATCAACGTGTAAAGGATATGAAGGACTGGTTGTATTGATTCCCACGTTTCCTGAAGAATCTATCCTGATTCTTTCAGAATTGTTAGTAAAGAAATGTAAATAATTTGAGCCATGACTTCCTGAAACATAATTTGTAGTTCCACCAAAATATAATTTATCTGTACTACCAACTCTTATGTTTCCATTTACAGTTAGCTTTTCTGAAGGTGAAGAAGTTGCTATTCCAATAGCATCAGCACTAGCATCAAGATAAAACATATTAGCATCACCATCTGATTCAATTCTAAAATCTGAGTTTAAACTGTCTTCATTAAAAACTGCTCCTCCTCTAAATATAGCTTTACCACC